GCCAGACGATGGAGAACCGGCTGGCGACGGGGGCGCGCAAGTACGGGCTCAAGTGGGACGAGGCCTTCTACCGGCCGAAAGCCGGCGCCCCGATCTTCGAGGTTGACGGCCTGCCCGACGATGGCGAGCCTGACGCGGAAACGCTGATCGCTTTGCTCAAGGATCGCCACGGCAGGCGAAAGGCCCTTGAAGACGCACAGAGGCTCCAGACCGTTCGCGTCGGCGTAGATGGCCCAATCGGGATTGCCTTCTTTGGCGACACCCATGTGGACGATCCGGGGTGTGCTTGGGGCGACCTGGAGCGCGACGTGAAAGCCTGTCGCGACACGCATGGAATGATGGCGGTGGGGGTCGGCGACCATCGCAACAACTGGATCGGTCGCCTGATGGCCCTGTATGCCGATCAGGAGATCACATCAAAGCAATCCCTGATGCTGGTCGAGTGGCTGTTCACGCAGCTTCCGTGGCTCCTGAACATCGGCGGGAACCATGACAAGTGGGGATCCGAGCACGGCGACGCCGTAGAGATCATGCACAAGATGCGGGCTATCTCCGGCCTGTATGAGAACGACGGCGCGCGGCTGAGATTGGTCCTTCCGGCGGGCGCGGAACTAACGATGCACGTTCGGCACGACTTCCCTGGCCATTCGCAGTTCAACGGCGCCCATGCGATGGTCAGGGAAACACTGTTTGGCTACCGAGACCACATCATGGCCTGTGGCCACCGCCACTCTACTGCTTATATGCCGGTGTGGCATAATGATCCGGTGCGGCTTTGCCACGGACTCCGCTGCGGCGCGTACAAAGACATGGATAAGTACGCGAAAACAAAGCACTTCAAGCAGGAGAATTGGGCGCGATCTCTAGCGGTTACTGTCGATCCGGAGTATGCTCACGATCCAGTCCGCTATATCAAGCCGTGGTTTAGCTTGGAGGAGGCGGCAGAGTACCTGACGTGGAGGCGGAACAAGTGGGGCAGCCAAAAAAGCGCGGCTTAGTCCAGTCTGTCATCAATCGCAGCGACGCAATGGCCGCTGGCTTGAGCAGGTACTTCACTGGCGAGCCATGCAAGAATGGTCATGTCGCAGAGCGGCTAGTGTCGAACTGGACCTGTCTGGATTGTCAGCTGCTGAACTTGGGCAAGGCGCGTGATCGCGACCCGCAGAGGTTCAAGGAATACAGCCGGCAAACCGGTGAACGCTGGCGCCGCAAGAATCCCGGAGCCCAAGCCGAACGCTATCGAGCCAACTGCGAACACGATAAACGGCGCAGTCGCATTTGGGCGGAGAAAAACCGGGAGCGCACGCGTGAGATCAAGGCGGCGTGGAAGGCGCGCAATCCGCATGCAGATCATGAGTATAGGACTCGGCGATACCGCGCCCGGAAGTGCGCCACTCCACCCTGGCTGACCGACAGCCACCGGCGGGAAATGGCGGCGATCTACCACGAGGCGCGCGCAAGGCCCGGAGGGCCATGGCATGTCGATCATATCGTACCGTTGCTGGGCAAGAACGTCAGCGGCCTTCATGTGCCGTGGAACCTTCAGATCGTGACGGCCGAAGAAAACTTGCGCAAAGGCAACCGGGTGCCAGCCGCGGCGGCCTAGCCCCGTGCGTTGAGGCCAAGTCGCCCCTGATGGACGTTCCCGGCATCTAGCCGGAGAACCCCATGGCCGTAGGCATCGAGTCCAATTCCCGCCCCCTGTTCGACGTCCCCGCCACCCGCCGGTCGGATGGCGCCGCCGCGACGGCCAAGGCGGAAGGCATCGTGCTGATCGACGCCACGACCGGCGCGGCCGTGTCCACGCCGCAATCGTTCTCAATCAGCGGCACGTTCACGCCTTCTGGTTCCTATATCCAGAACGATGCGGTCGGCTCGCTGATCGAACTGGACATCAGCGCGGCGACCGGCGTCAGCATGGCCAACAAATGGATTTCGGTGACGCTGGTTCACTCCATGCAGCGCGCCGACGCGGCCCCGACCAACGTTGCGCTTATCCCGGTGTTGTTCAACGACAACCCGACCGCTTCGACCTGGACGAACGACTCCCCGACCGTGCTGGCGGCGGCGGATTTGACCAAGGTGATTCCGTGGCTTTCGGTCTCGACCGCCGCCGGCGCTGCGGTGCTGAGCAACGCGCTGTGCTGCAACACCCAATGGACGATGAACGGCGGCTTGCGAGTTCGCTGTAACTCGGCGGGCAAGCTGTGGCTGGGCTTTACGGCCACGGGGACCATCACAGTGCTGGGGACCAACCCCGGCGTGCTGTGGCGAGTCCAGTTCAGCGCCGACCTCTAGGGGTGCGTCCGTGCGTTGAGTGATCGCGCTGTCTGGCCACCATTCAAGGCCATGTCGATCGTTCAATTTCCAGTCGCGGATCCGAGCATGGCGCAACCCCATACGCAGGGCGAGCGCGTCGCCACGCTTGAGGCGTGGGCCTCGCAGCATGAGCATCGGTGCGAGGAGCGGATGACGGACATGAAGAATCTGTTCGTCGAGGTGAAGTCCCGCATCGGCCGCCTTGAGCTCGCCATTTGGGCCGCCCTGTTGGCCTTCGCCGGCTGGGCCGCGGTGCAGCTTTGGGCGACGGTCTCGTGATCGATGCGCAGGACCCCCTGCCGGAGTCCAAGTGGACCTGGCGGCGCCTGCTGGTCTTCGGCGTGACGGTGGCCTGCCTGCTGTTGATCGCAGCGTGCGTCGACCGCGTGCTGGCGAAGGACCTACCCGGAGTCATCTACGCACTGCTCGGCATGATCGGGCTGCTGGCGACCTACTACCTGATCGCGCCTTCCGCCGAGCACATCGTCTCAACCGTGCAGGCCTGGCGCCACCGAAAGGACTCCGCGTGAGGGAGATCAAGACCCCGTTGATCGAGTTGGCCGAGGGCGAGACTTTCACGGCAGACGGCGACGGCGCGCGTGTCATCACCGCAAAGCATTCGCACTCCGACATTCTCCGCTACGTCGTCGCCGACATCGGCAAGTCGGAAGCGCAGTTCATTCTGGAGACGCTGACGTGAGGGACAACTTCGAGCCGTGCCTGCAAGTCGTGCTGAAGCACGAGGGCGGGTACGTCGACCACCCGAAGGATCCGGGCGGCGCGACGAACATGGGAATCACCCTGAAGACGCTTCAGGCGTGGCGCCAGGGTCCGGTGTCCAAGCTGAACGTGCGCGACCTGACCGTCGTGGAGGCCTCCCGCATCTACCGCGCCTGGTACTGGCAGGCGGTGCAGGGCGACGTCCTGCCGCCGGGCATCGATCTGATGGTGTTCGATCTGGCGGTCAACAGCGGCCCGGCCCGTGCGCGGCGCTACCTGCAACTGGCCGTGGGCGTGCCCGACGACGGCGTGATCGGCCCGCGCACTCTGGATGCGATCCACAAGGCCAAGCCGGGGCAGGTGATTGAGAAGATCCGCCGGCTGCGCAAGACCTTCTTCGAGCAGTTGCCGACCTTCAAGACCTTCGGCGAGGGCTGGATGAACCGCCTGCGCGACGTCAACGCCGTGGCCCTGCACATGGACGCCGCGGCGAACCCGGAGTAGGCCGCCCGCCTGTGCGTTGAGGCCAGCCCCCGCCGGCGGCGTTGTGGCGCCCATGGCACGCGGGAAAACCAGAGCGCAGGTTCAAGCGGCGGCGTCGGAGCCGCGACCGATCACGTTCGAGCCGGACGGCTGGACGCTGGATCGTTTCCTGCTCGACAACAGCGACGCGGCGATCATCCAGGGCCCCATCGGCTCGGGCAAGACGCGCGCGGCGATCATGCGCATGCTCCGGCATTGCTCGGAGCAGCCGCGTCAGCGCGACGGGAAGCGCCGGTCGCGCTGGATCGTGGTTCGCCAGACCTACCCCGAGCTCAAGTCGACGACGATCAACGCCTTCCTCGAGACCTTCCCGGACGGCGAGTACGGGACCATGAACTGGTCGCCGCCGTTCACCTACTATTTCGACCACGGCGATATCGAGGCCGAGTTCATCTTCCTGGCGCTCGAGAAGGAGGAGGACGTCAAGAAGGTCCGCTCGCTCGAAGTGACCGGCGCCTACGTCAACGAGTTGCAGTACGTCGTCCTGCCGATCTTCGGCGAGATCAAGTCGCGCACCGGCCGCTACCCGAGCGTCAAGGACGGCGGCTGTACCTGGGCCGGCGTGATCGCCGACATGAACGCGCCCGAGGCTCTGCACTGGGTGCCGATCATGTTCGGCCAGACCCCCGTGCCGGACTACTTCACGCCCGACGACGTGCGCACGCACAAGTTGCCGCCCGGCTGGGTGCTGTTCAAGCAGCCGCCCGCGCTGATCGAGGAGATGGGCGATAGCGGCGAGGTGATCGACTACAAGGTCAACCCGGCGGCCGAGAACCTGAAGTGGCTGCGCGATTCCGGCGACTATTACGCCAAGCAGATCCACGGCAAGACGAAGGCGTGGATCGACGCCAACCTGTTGAACCGCGCCGCCGCGGTGATGAAGGGCA